ATTGTTTAGTTGAATAGTTATATCGTTTAGATTCATCTTTATTGAATAAAGGAATACGATATTTCAAGAAATCTTCATCAGACATTGCTGGGTTTGTTTCAGAAATACAGCAATGAATATATTTAGCGAAATCAGTAGATCCTTGATTATGAGTTGAATCGAATCTATATCCAGGCGCATTAAATGCATTAATTGATGTAGACATTGAATCAGACATTTCGTTATAGTTAGCTAATGATGGCATTACAACTTGAACTCCAGTATCTTCAAATATGTATTTAATAGGGTTGATAGTTTTTCCGGAATATAAATTTGATAATGAGTTATTAAACATATCTTTGAATACTTGTGTTCTCATAGGTAATACAACTTTATCTACTTTGACTTCAGATATTGTACTATTAAATACTAAAGGAGCTTCATGACCAACTAATGTAACCTTTGTAATAACATCATCGCCAGATTTGAATTTAGTAAATGGCGGAGCGGCAAAGAATGCTTCTTTATACCCTAATTCATACGAGTCTGAATCTTTTGATACATATCCTAAATTTATATTGAAGTCAAATATAGTATTAAATGATATATTGCCAAATGGATAAACACCAGCAGCAACAGTATTAGATACATCAAAAATTACAGGTTTACGTAATAAATATAATTGTAACCCTAGTCTAGAAAGTCCAGTAGAATATAGAGTATAACTTGAACCTAAACTATAATGAGAACTAGGTGCCCATAAAGAATTATGCTCTGTTACTACACTATACTTTCCAAAAATATCATCTTTTGTTACTATAATACCTTCTGAAACAGTACTAGAGTAATCATTCCCAAATTTATAATCAGCAAATAATACAGAAATTTTATCGCTACCTAGCATTTTATAAGTATTGACATAATTATCAAACATCATTGCTGGAGAAATTTCATAATATTTCTTAGTATCAGGAGTAGCAGATGCAACTGGTTCCCAAGATCTATTAGAATAGTTATATTTTTTACTGCCATCCAAATTATAAATAGGAAGTCTCATTAATATAAATTCTGCGGAATTTTCTTTTATTGTAGATGGATCTACATAAATATGAACTAGCTTACCTAGAGCTTCAGCTAATTTAACGCTAATACCTTGAAGTTTTTACTTTGCTCTTTAAAATAAAGAGTTTTAGTATCTTCTTGCGTCCATTCACTTATAGCCAATGGATCTGCAGTTCTAACAAATTGAGCTTCTAATTCATTAGTCTTATATTCATAGTTATTTCCTTGGAAGAAATCTCCACCAAGATCTCCGGCTAACTTAACTATGATTGGATCATATTGAGTTGTATCACCTTCACCGTAATCATTCATTAGACCTTGGTTCTTATAGAATAAGTGTTTAAGTAATCTATAGTCGACTATTACTTCTTTACATACAACTTCTTTTATGTATTTATTACCAGATAATACGAAAGCATCACATTTAAATTTTTCAGGAACTTCACCATTTAAAGTGATCTTAGTATTATAATCAGTTAACGCTACTGCACCACCAAATTGTTTACGATCTGGATTACTCCAGTCATTATCACTATTTGTTTCTTGAGTGAGATCGTAATATTCAGTACCATTATAATTTACTTTCTTGAAATCATCTTTAATATCAATGGTTAAATTGATATTCTTAATATTTTGAGCACCAGCAGTCAAATACATATAATCATTTTGAAAGAAGTTCATATCATGAACTGTCAATTTGACATTTCTATCAGATTGATTATCATGAGCACTTTCTAAATGACTTACTAATTCATCAGTTGGGAAAAACATACCTAATTTTTTTTCTTTAGGGATATTATATTCAGTCATTGTAGAAGATATCAATGTATTTTTTGTATCTAAAGTTTCACTAGAAGATGGAGAATAAGTAAATCCACCAGTAATGTCTAAAGTACCATTAACCATACCTTTAACTTCAGTGGATTTCTTAATATTTTCTTCAGCTTTTTCAGGAAGTTTAGTTACTTCAGAGGCTAGCTTAGATGATGCACCAGTAGAAGTGATGCCGTTCTTAACTAGAACTTCTTTAACTTCTTGAAGATCATTATGTAAAAGATTTAAATTTTCTATAACCTTATCGGTCATATTAGGTGTGTCTGGCATAAGTTATACCTCCATTATACATTTTTACTACCAATAACTCTCATTTTGTTAAGCTCTTCAGCCAATTCTGGGAAGATTTGAGTCATTGGTTTATTATCATTCTTAGGGTCATATTGGCCAATTAATTGCCATTGACGTAAAGAATAGTTAAATCGTTGATTGCCATCTAATGTAAATAGTGGCAACCGATATTTTAAGAAGTTCTTATTTTGAAGAATTGGGTTGTTAGATCTAATATGACAATGGATATGAGATACAAAGTTATTAATTGCTTCTTGTTGAGTACAATCGAATCTGTAACCAGTATGGTTATATACACCAAAATCTCCAAAATCATAATCATATTCGCTAAGGTTATCTCTATAGAAAGATAAGGACCATGTGAGTGATTCAGCTATAGATGGGCTATCTGAAAAAATAAACTTAGTAAATCCGGCATCGCTAATTTTACCAAATATTAGTCTTCTAAATGATTTAGCTTTGTAAGGAATAATAATTTTATTAACCTTAACTTCAGTAATATATTTATTGAAGAATAGTGGACAGCCTTCAGAATATGCAGTCATATCTAATTTAGTAATATCTGTATTATCGGAAGATTTAAATTTAGTATTTATAGGACCGGGCATAGTACGTACATAATCACGTATTTCTGCATACTCAGAGCCGGTATTAATATCATTACCAAATTTTACTTCCAATTTATCACTACTAAAATCTAGATCATGGAAAGGATAAGAACTACCTACATTATGTGTACTTTCAAATTCAAATTTAATACTATTAAGGAAATAGTTATTAGAATCGAATGGAGTTTCAACTAATGCTTTATTTTTAATAATATAACGATTATCTGGAGTTTCTGTAAAATATGAATTCTTTTTACATATGATATCTCTATTAGAATCTAAATCTTCTAATACAATGATACCTTTATCTCTAGTTTCAGGATTTAGATTTATTTTACATATACCTTGACGAATCTTTTGAGATTTATCAATACCAATGAGTTGGCCTTTATCTACTTCTAGTTCACCAGAGGAAGTAATATCAAAATAACGAGAAGTATCATCAGTTGCTTTGGATACATCTTCCCAAGTTTGATTGGAATAGTTATATTTTTTAGTATTATCTAAACTATACAATGGAAGTCTCATCAATAAAGGTTTTATGGATCTAATTAAATTAATCTTAGCTGGATCTACTAGAATATGACACATCTTAGATAAAAATTCAGCTGGCATGTGACTAAGACCAATAATATTTTTTGCTTTTTCAAAAGCAGCATATTTAAGCTCTTGCTCACTGAAAAAAGAGCTGTTATTTAATGGATCTACATCATCTAAGAATGATGGGCGTTTATATCTATAATCTAAAGATGTACTAATATTTTCAACATCTGTAATTTCATTAATAACTCTAATAATGATAGGATCAAAGTTTGGAGTTTCTTCTCCGGTTTCATATGCAGAAACTATCTTATTATATTTATATAAGATATTCATTAAAGCATAATAATCTATATTAAGATTATTACATACTACTTCTTTTACGTATTTATTAGGAGTAAGAGTAAATGTATCGCATTTTACATACTCTAATACTTCACCATTAACTGTAAATTTAGTATTATAATCGGCAAAGCCAATTTTACCAGTAAATACGGAAACTCCAGGTCTATCATTATTCCCTTCCTTAGGAAAATTTACATACTGTTTTCCGTTGTAGTTTACTTTTGTTAAACTTTGATCATTAATATTTACAGTAAAATTAATATCACCAATATCTTTAGCCCCAGTTAAGTAAGCATAAGAATCTTGTAAGAATTGTTTATCAGATACATTTAGTACTAAATTTCTCTTATCAGCAGATGTTTCAGTTGTAAGAATATTATTAACTAAACTATCTGTAGGGAAATACATTGCTAAATCTTTACCTTTAGGTAAAGTAAATTCTTTATTCTTATTATTAACCAAACAGTTAGTTTCATTTAAAGCTGTTGCAGAATTTGGAGCATAAGTAAATCCACCAGTAATATCTAGAATACCATTAGCTAGCCCTTTAACTTCCCCAGATTTCTTAATAGTTTCTTCAGTCTTTTCTGGAAGTTTAGTAACTTCTGCAGCTAATTGAGAAGTTGTACCAGTGGACTGAATACCATTTTTAACTAAAATATTTTTAACTTCTTCTAAGTCATTATGTAATAACCCAAAGCTTTCTACTACTTTATTGACTAGATCGGTTGTTGTCTGTTTGTCATCTGCCATAATTATTTACCTCTAATTTTAGAAATTTCTTCTTCAATTTTCTTAAGAGTTGTATTTAATTCATCACGAGTAATAAAATTACTAGTATCTGGTTGAGTGGCATTTCCATCATATAATACAACCCAATTTATATCACCGAGACAAATATATAATCTTTTAGCCCTAGGCATATAATATAATTCACCGGCATAAGAAGAATATTGTGGGAGTTGGTCATTAACTTGAATGCCTTTGATATTTTTCCATTTCCAGAATCTGTCTAAACAGTAAACATCATTGGAGTCATAATCTATATAAATAGAACCAGCGGCATAGCCTTTGGCTTCATTTTCTTCCTTACCATTTTTTGGTATATCTTCATACGTGCCAGTTTTAAATTTCTTCCCTACGGCAGTATCAACTATAGAGTTTATTTCTGATGCACTTTGGGAGTTACTAACATCAGTCCAGTTAATGCCATCCCAAAATTTAAGTTTCTTAGTTGGGCCATCTTCTTTTGCGAAGATCTGACCTATATAATCGCCACTAGTTGGTGTGGTTGTACCACTTTTTGGTTTCAGATTAACTATATCCTTCTGCAACTTAGAAACATCTTTAGCTACCTCTTTAGAAAAGGTAGTAAGAAGTTTCTTAATAATATCATTAAGCTTCATAATACCTCCAAAAATATAAATTATAGAGATGGTACTGAATACCATCTCTATAATTAAATATTTAGCTTAAGACTTAGGCTTGTGTTTTAGCGGTATTGTAAACTTCAACTAAGTTGAATGTATCTAGACCTTCCAAGTCTGCAGTCTTTACAACTTCTTCTTTCTTAGCATATGGTTCTAAACCAGTGGTTAATGCTACATTAGTTACAAAGTCAGCCAATGCTTCTGTTTTAGCATAAGGTTGTAATTTTGTATCCAATGCATCAGTTTTAACATATGCATCTAAAGCTTCAGTTTTAGCATAAGGAGTCAAAGCAGTAGTCAACGCTTCTGTTTTAACATATGCATCTAAAGCAGCTGTTTTAGCATAAGGTTCCAATGCAGTAGTTAATGCAGTTGTTTGAACGTAATTAGCTAATGCTTCTGTTTTAGCATAGTCTGCTAAAGTAGTAGTAAGCGTAGCAGTTTGAACGTAATTAGCTAGAGCTTCAGTCTTAACATAGTCAGCAAGTTTACCATCTACAATAGTACCAACTTGTTGGGTTGTAGGATAGTTGCTCAAATCTGGAGCTTCACCTGCACCAGTGGAAGAGATAGTACCATCTGGAGAAATAGTGATATTAAGACCAGGTTTAAGTTTATCCTGCTTAGAATCAGTTAATTTTTTAATATCTTTACCAACTTCTGTAGCAAAAGGGTTCAAGATATTTTTGATTTGATCAGCAATTTTAGTAGCCATTTAAAGAAATTCTCCTTTCTTGAAAATAGTTAATTATTTATTAACTATTTATATGTTTATTAATAAAGTATATTCGGTTATATGCCTATACAGTCGGTATATGATGAATCTGGGGTATATTAACCTTCAGATTTACCACGTTTATAAGACTCGAGTAGATCGATAGATAGCTCTTCTTCTAGCTTATCTCCGACGAAGTTTAATCCCCTAATTGTCCAACCTGCGGCCTCTGCAGCTTGAGCAATTGGAAGCAAAGTGGCATTAACATCTCTTGGTTCAAAAGAAATCAATTGACTTTCATCTGGACCATTATTGCTTAATGCATTCAATACAGATGCAACAGAGTTTTCATCTAATGGGCATTTAGTTAGATCTAAACCAGTTTTAAGTTCACCAGTAACTTGTAACTTAGTTAAAGATCTACATCCTAAAAACATATTTTTTGTATTAGTCAAAGAGTTTACATTTAATTTCAATGCAACTAGACTGTTACAATTTTTAAACATATTTTCGCCACTTTGTACAGATTTAGTATTCAATTCTACATTATTTAATTTACGGCAATTTTCAAACATACCAACTGCAGATGCTAATTTATCACTATTAGATAAAACTACAGATTGTAAGTTTTCATTGTCTTTAAACATATAGTCTGCAGATACAGTATTAACTAAGTTAATTGGGGATAATCTTAATAAAGAAGTACCACCATCAAACATGTGATCTGCATATTCCATTAAATCAGTATTCAATTCTTTATCCAATTCTGTAATATCCATATAAGTTTTTGGATATAAGTTTCGTAAGAAGTTATAAGCATTCTTAGAAGTCTTGTAGAATTTATTTTCAGAATCTTGAGTAAGTTCAGAGTCAGAAATAGAGCCAGCCAATTTAAGACGTCTAATATTTCTAACATCAATAGCAACAACTTTATTTTTATAATCCATAGAGCAATCAAAACGAACTACTATTTTTTCATCACGTTCTTTAATTCCATTAGCTCTATATGTAGACAAAGCTACATGTTTATTTGACCAACATTCAAAGCCAGCAACTTTACCAGCAGCACGTTGTAATTCACCATCTTTTACATAGTCAATTTCCCAGATTTCATCAGAGCCTTCATAAAGAAGAACTTTATAATTATCTTGAGGATTAGAGAAAGTGAAAGAAAGCATTAAAGATCTAAGAATTTTAGCTTGTATATCAACAAGATTAGCTTTAGGGCAAGCACGTTTACGATCACCACTAGCAGTGGTATAAGGGTTACAACTAGTAGGATCTACAACATTATCGAAAGCCATATTAGTACCTCCATGATTAGTAATATTCAATTATCCTAATGTTGAAAAAATATATAGGAGATGGACATACTCGCCCATCTCCAAATTTATTATCTTTGTCGTTTTTTAAATGAATCTTTATATGATTCATAATCATTTACATAGTTAGATGGATCATAAAATCTAAATGGATTATTATTGTAATAATCCGCAAGTCTACTAGTTCTTTTAGAGTTATTAGATGAATATCCCATTAATAAATCTTGTGGCAGATTAGAATATTTTCTATTATATTCAGCTAACTTTTGAGAATCAGTCAATTCTGGTTTAGTATAAAATCTATCAGTAGTTACATCTAGCAATTCTGAATAATTATATACCAATGCTTTTCGTATACTTTGATATTTTCTTTTAGCATTTCTAGTATCAACTATAATAGCTCTATCTTTAACAGATACAAATGATCCATCGGTATAATAGAATAAGTATTTACCATCTTTAGTTTCATATGTGTCTAATAGAGATACTTCCACATGTAGATTTGGATTATCTGCATTATTACCAATAAAGTCTTTTATTTTATTGATTGGATTTTCAAATGGTATTTCAGGAGATACAGTTCTACCATCGTCTAGCTTTCTTCCATCTCTAGCATATCTAACTACAACTCCATTAGAATATCCTAAGTTAATTACCTTTAACTTTTCATCAATAACTACGTTGTTTATATCTATATACTTTTTATTGTTTATTTTATTTCTGATTGGCTCCTCCGCTGTAGCACTTATATTATTTCCCATAATAATTCTCCTTAGAAAATAAAAAAATAAATAGGCCAATGGTTTGAAACCATTGGCCACCATTATTTATATGTATAATATTATTTACGCTTCTTAGTTTTCTTTTCAGATTTAACTACATGGGCAGTTTTATTCCATTCAATAAAACCTTTATCAATATATGCAACTAATTGTTGGAAGTTAAAAATGATTTGTTTATAGAAATCATTTACTTCATCTTTAGTTTCATATACATGAATAGCGGCAGATAAATTCATAATAAAGCTATATAGTTTTAACAAATCAACTTTATTTTTAAAGTTAGTATTCGTATAAATTACACGAAGTAAGATAGCATTAACTACAACTGTATTATCAGGATTATGGTTAAATCTACCAATAGCATCAATAATAGCTGCTACATTTGCAGTCTTAACTCCAATAGCCTGTAAAGCAGACATGATTTCTCTACGATAGTAATCTTGATGTCTGAATGCTCTAAGTGCATTGAAATAAGAATTATGCAATTTCAAGAATTCATAGATATCAGAATAATCAGTAGAATCATTCAATGCTTTAATTACAGAGTTAGCAAATACTTTAACTTTATCAGAAGATTTTTCATCAGCAAGAACTTGATTCATCTTTTGAATACGATCATTATGAGATACTTCAATATATTCATCAATAGAAATATCTTCATCTAATTTAGATGTAGCTTTCTTAACTGTTTCATCTAATAAAGCTTTACCTTTATCCATGAATGCATTAGTACATGCTTCACGAATAAGACCTTCAATATAGAATTCTAATTCTTTAGTATTAGATGTATTTACTCCATCTTTACTAGCTTGAATTAAGAATTTTTCTTTTAGACCAGCGGTAAGTAAAGTAGTTACATTAGCAGTATCATCTTTAATTACTTTTAGATATGTATCAATGATATTTTGAATATCATCATCTGACAAATCTAATTTAGGGAATTCTTTGTTTTCAGAAATGGATTTTTTAACATCTTCTACAGAGATTGTTAATTCATCAAATTTCTTTAACGCTTCTTCCAATTCCGGATCGCTAGAAACATTCTCGTTGCTTTCGGAAACTCCATTGGAGCTAACAATCTCAACGTCTTTAGTGTCTTCTTTAGATCCATCTTTAGCTGGTTCTTCGCCATGGCTTTCATTTGAGGGAAAGTCGGCATCAGCCTTATCCTCCTCAAGAACTTCTACTTTTTCCATAGCATCAATTTCCTCAGCAGTTGGAGGAACTTCTGGAACGATAGCTTTTACGTTCTTATCATCTAATCTAGCTGCATCTTCTTCTGTAGCTAGGTTTAGGTCTTCAACAATATCTAATTTTGTCTCTACGCTCATTTGTATTCTCCTCTAATATTTTGAATTCGTAAACGTAATTCAGTTACATATTCAGGGAATAAGTACTGATTGGAAATAATAGTTTTCATAAAATCTGTAAAGATATTAACATCTTCACTGAAATTAGATGTAAGCAAATCTACAATAGGTTGCTGATAGCAATTAGCTAAGATATCAGCCATACGAATATCTAATGTAGAAATGTATTGAATTACTGTTGGTAAATTAGCATTGATTACGGCTAATTTAGAATTATCCATAACTTTCTTGTTATAGATAGTGGAGCTATCTTTAGATTTCTTCAAGTTTTCTAATTCAAGAGCAGAATAGATAGAGTTCTGTTCAGATACAATTAGATTAATCAAGAAGTTAGTCATATGAGCATTAAATCCACATACTAAGAAATCATATAACGTAGATGCTAATAAATAGATATTATCATCAGAATCATCAATATGGGATACATTACATTTATTACAGATTGTATCGATGATATTTTTATATACATCGAGTTCAACTGAATTTGTATTTTCTACATCCATTGGATAATTAGCTCTAATATTATCAAAGTTGGATCGAAATACATTTACCATATTTGGTTTTGCATTAATAGCAAATTCATAGCGTTTACTAATATGATTATCAATTACATCATAGATATAATCGCTACTGAAGTTTGCTAATATTTCAGATAATTGGTGTTCATTTGCTAGTTCATAACCAGCATTCCCGTTACTATAGCCAAACATCGGATTCCTCCTTAAATAGTTAATTTAAAATTTACTGAAATGTAAGTAAATATTTAAATTTTTAGATTTGATTATAGAACTTAGAAAGATTACCAGATAAATGGGAATTTTGATTTGGTGTATCATTAGAATATAATGAGATAAATGCCTGTTCTGGCAATTTACCATCTTGCTGATTACGTATTAAATCTACATCTTCTTTTGTTAGATTATACTTATATGCATATGCCTTTAAGAATTGAGGATCTTGTAATGCAGTCTCTAAAGCTTCTTTCTCTTTAGCATCCTCAGCTTTTATCCACTCTTGATAAGTCATACCGATAGCTCTTTGAGCTTGTTTTAACTTATCCATAGGGGATAATTCTGTTGGATCATCTTTAGCTAAGTCTTTTTGTAGTTGAATAGTTTCTTCATAGATTTCAACAGTTTCCACTGCTGCATCAAATACTATATCATCTACATCTTCATCAGTCTTTAAGACTGTTTTATTAATACCAAATGCTTCTTTTAAGTTTTTACCTTCATACCATACATATAATGCCATTAGATATGAGAAAGTCAAATCATCATGTGTATTAGTAGAATGCTCTATCTTACCATTACGTTTAACTTCCAATCCAAGGAATTCATCATATAATCGTTTAGATACAAACTTATCTTTATGGTTATCCATACGCTCTTTTAATATTTCCATTAAAAGTTCACGTACGCCTTTAGTCGAATCAAGACCGAATACCTTAGTGAGCTGTTTAATTCTCTTAATAGCTCCAGGCCCTTCGAATCGTTCTTCGATAATTTTATCTTTAAATTCGTAATAAAGATTATTAGTAATTCCAGCCTTCTTCAATAAAGCTATTACTGATGCCCCGAACCCGAATATATTTAAATATAGTCGCTACACTATACTTATGCAATTTTGCATCACTCCCATTACAGGACGTGTCTAGATCATTTGTCGTCCTCCAACTTTACTTGCTGAGGCCAGGATTTTTCCTCCGCCAATCGCTTGCGGTTCTACTCTCCCGTCAGGAGATGATCGTTGAACGTGTTATCTAATAATTTAATTCTATAACCAATGTAATCACCATCTGGAATAGCTTGATTTCTGAATATATAATTTCTCAATCTAGATTCAGATATTCCAGTTGCTTCTACTATAGATTTTAATCCATAGAATTTCATAATAAACGTAGTATTATATAAGATATAATACTTTCTATTATCAGGTCTTGGAACTTTCATATGGCCTTCAGCCACTGCCTGTTTATTATTTTCAGAATAAGTTCCCCATTTTAAATTTGATGCATTACAATTTAACCTCACTGAGTCTAAATGTAATACTATTGGGTGATTATTTGGATTTGGTACAAAAGATTCAGCTACCAATCTATGGACTAAATATTTATATCTTTTACCACCATAATACAAATCTACTGCTTTATAGCCTTTATTTGTTATATATGGTGAGATATATCTATTTAAATCATTATTAAATATATTGCCACTTGAATCTATTGTATATCTACCGTTAAATAAATCTTTTTTCATAATTTAATACCTCATATTTATTGTTGAGTATATTGTATTATTAGATACTTTCGCTGCTAAACGTAGGAGATAACTTTACTCCTATGCGTCAAAGCAATTAACCCTGTTGATACATAAACATTTCTATTTATGCAGTGCGTTCTTACACCATTTCGTTCGACATTAATTACAGCATTACGCATATACTTTTGCGTTAATTCAACTATAATCTTAGCCAGTTCTATTTGGCTAATATAGTTGCACTTAAAGTCAGCTATTACTTTAGTTGTCTTACTATCTATAATTGAAATGGCTGAGCTATCTCGTCGATAACCCCCAGATACGTCGACACCCATTATAGGTGGATCTACTGGTAAACCATTTCTATTATATTCGATAGTATCATATAGATTAACTTGGAACTTGCCATTCAGTACATCTATTACCGAGGTTGGTTCTCTAGTTAACCTAGACATTGTTTCTAATTCTTCTAATGTAAATGGTGAGTTATCAGTGGAGTTTGACCATTCAAGTAAAACTTCACGACGGATATCTTCCCATTTATTATTCATGGTTCTACAGATTTCTTTGAACCATTGTTCACTACAGCCTAGTTGTTGATATGTAAACTTAATATATACGAAAGTAGACTTAGTATTAGATTCCATTATTTCCATGATTTCTTGATAAGATTTATCATACCAAGTTTCACTAAATGGAACTGCGTCTTCTTTCATTTGAAATGCAAATACCCCTTCTTGAGAAGTCAAGAATCCTGGGGTAGTTGTAAATAGGATACCGTATGGTGCACCATTTGCTCTTGAGTTATCTGCAGCTCTCTTGAATGCTGGAACTGTATTTAGATAAATGATTTCATTATATGGTGCAAATCCCCATTCGTCACCCCATAATAGAGGGATAGATTTACCACGTAGCAAGTTCTGAGCTGCAGTTTTATTACGTGCAGAAGCTACAGTGATAATTTTATTTCTATTAACTGCATGCTCTAGACGTAATACAGTATCCGAAGCTTTTGCAGCTTTACCATCTTTTCTATTAAATGGAGCATCCATTCTTAGATATGGCGGCAAACATTCACGAAGATTCTTTAGAGTTTGTAAGTTATCCTTAGAACCATCTTGTGCTTTATGTAAGAATGCAATAGTAGCATTCGAAGTACCAAAGTTAAACAAATATAAATATCTTGCATCAGCAGCTAATGTTTTACCTTGCTGACGTGGTAGCTCGTGGAAGATATTCATATTATATATAGAGCAGAAGAATAAAGCCATATTACCACGGTGTAGTCTAAATGGTATACCTGTACCGCTACCACCTTGGTCTGGAACTCTACATACTTCTCGAATAAAGTACCAGAAGTTTGCCATACATTCGGCTAGTACTTTACCCTTATAATATTGATTTAAATTCGGATCATGTGGGTCTATAGCCGCTAAATCAGGGTCTAACAGAGCCAGCATGAATTTGTTATTCTTAATTCCTATGGATTTAAGATATATATGCATATCCAGAAAGCTTTTATTCCTGGTAGACATCTGATAATATATTTGCATATTTATCACCTTTGTAAAACTGTGTTTTAATAGTTATATATTATTAAGGTGTTATAGTGATAAGTGTATATCGTATTTATAATTTATATTTTATTTTAAAGGAGAAATTTATTATGTTTAATTTATTATTGAAATCTGATATCGTAACAAAATTTGCAGCACTTGTAGCTGCAATGTTAACTGTAGTAATTTTAGTATTTATTGTTGGGATGACAATCGATCCGTTTTTCGGATTACGTTGGCTTTCTAATCTTTTGACTCAATATATGAGTCAAGATTCTATGTTATCAGTAATTATTACTTTGCAAGTTGCAAAGTATTTTGGTTTATTCTGGTTAGCACACCGCGTATTAATCATTGTACGCAATATTAAGCGTACAGTGAGAAAAAAATAAGACAATAAATACCCGTAGGATTTCTATGATCCTACGGGTATAACTTGTTTATTTTTTTTATTTTTTGTTAGATTTCTTAGCAGCTTTTTCTTCAGCTTCAGCTACTTTTTCTTCGGCGTCTTCTTTAACGTCTTCAGTTTTTGTTTCAGGACCTTTAGGAGCTTCTTCTGTAGTTTCTTCTTCAGGAGCTGTTTCTGTTTCAGGTTTTACTTCTGGTTCAGTTACAGGTTCTTCTTTAGGTTCTTGTTTGGTTTCTTTTTTACCAGATTTTTTAGTAGTTGTTGGTTCTTTTTCTTCTTTAGGTTCCTCAGTAACTTCTTCATTGTAGTTAGTGAAGTCTAAAATGCGAGTTCTACCATCTTCAAGAATTTCTTCAACAACACCATGTTGAATGATACATTCGAAAATTTCTTCTGCTTCCAACATTTCTCTGTGGATAGCACGAACCAATTTATTACGTAGTCGAATAGGACGACGGCAAGTTACATTTACAAGTTTAGCCATTGATATTTCCTCCTAGATAGATTCAATTAATTCGTCTTCAGAAGTAAGAACAGATTCGATCAAAGCATCATCAATTAAATGATAAGCTTCAGTCAATTCAATATCATCTTCAACTTCTTCAGCGATTTCTTCACTGTCTTTTTCATGTTGTTGGTCAATGTCAGACATCAATTCGAGTTCAGCAGCCTCATCTTCATCTTCTGCTTCGATATCAATTTCTTCATCTTCTAGACCTTCAACGGAGTCAATATCATCATTATCTTCATCGTCATCTAATTCTAATTCATCAGAAGCATCAACGATAGCATCGATAGTCTCATCCATATCTGCATCATTTACGTCATCGGTTGCAAGTACATCTTCAACTGTAGCAGCAGTATCTTCTAGATCTTGATGGATAGTTTTGTTATCATCCATTTCAATATCCTCCTTTAGTAATCAAGTTCATTATATTCATTATCGTCAACCAAATCATCTAGATCATCACTAGACATGGTTGCTAAGAATATACCTTCATCATCAACAATATCATCGCTTGCCATATCAGCATCAATGGCATCGATAATATCTCGTTTTGCAATCATAGTATCTAAAAATCCGTTCTCGTCAATCATGACATTGAACGCATCTTCATTATCAATTTGCTCTTTGAAATAATTATCGAGTTCGTTCATTTAGAGTACCTCCATATAGATTACTGATATGTTAACGAGATAGGTTTTTCATTATATTCTTAACCTGTTCTTCTAGGATAAATATGATCACAGGAACGTAGTAAAAAATAATGTTTGCTGGTAAGGAATAGTTAAATTCTTCTAAAGATTTTAGTAAGAATTCGTCGTATCTATTTAACTTATCTTGATTATCATTAAAGTAATCTATGATAATATTCTTGAAATAATATGGATCATCAGTTTCATATCTATCATTATCTCTGATTCTCATCACAGTATCATCATCAAAAGATGGAACTACCCAGTTATCACCAGGTTTATATTGATGGAAGATATAATAATAATCTTCGATATTATAATATAAGATAGAAGTTTTATCTTCGATCTTCATACCATAACAAGATGGATTATTAATACAAGTCTTATCTTTTCTTTCTAAAGAATGGAAAAGAGTTCTAGAATAATCTAAAGCAAAAGATTCTTTAACTGCAAGTTGGTGAGCAATTTGCATGAATGGTATACTCAAAGTATTCATTAAATCATTTCGCTTAATAAACTCAATCATATAACTATCATAGAAATTATGATTATCATAAGAGAATATGAAAGTCTGAGTCTTATTAGAATAGAATAATGAACGATAGTAAGTGATCATATCAGTACAAATATTTTCTAATCGTTTAATATAAGCATGGTCATCATCTTTAATAACTAAAGATAGATTTGTACCAATATTAGTTGTATCCATTGTATAAGATCCAACTACCAAGGATTCTATATCTGTATTATCACCATCATGGGAGCTTAAACGATAAGAAATCTTATACATATTAACCCCAGTTGGTAATGTATCTAAAGTAACACCTGTAACTTTAAATAGGTATTCTTCATCTGTATGATTGATTATAAAATAATCTTGTGGATATGGTTTAAATGCATTTGGAAGGACATATGCATCACCTTCAATGGAATCAGATTCAATACCATAATCTCCAGATTCTAATTGAACTTGAATCTTATCTAATCCAAATAGAACTGTATCTTTAATTTTATTATATCTTAATGGAGAATCTCCATCAGTGTAACTATATGCTTGATCAGTGCCCTCATCCAATGTACTTTCTGCAGTATTAATATTGAAGTAAGTACAAATTGTAGGCGGTTTATCTGTAAATGTATAGAACGTATTATCTAATCTATCTTTCTTAGAGTCTAAGATAGAATTAATAGTCCCAACATAGGTAGTATCTAGGAATTTTCCCATATGTTACCTCCTTTATTAATGAGATGTTTAAGAAAAAAAATAAAGTGAGCGGATGAGGTTTATCCCCATCCGCATCATAATATTTGTCTTACTGAGTCTTTAATTTTACTTAATGGTACTCCATAATCTTTTTCTCCAGATTCATTTCTATGGAAATATATAGAAGATCCTCTAAAGAATTGGATATTATTATTTATGAAGAACTCAGATTGTCTCATAGATATATCGCCTGCATCATCATTATCAAAATATAAATGCAAATCCATATTCATAATCCCCCTGGAGAGAATCAATGAAATTACATTTGGATATTTGTTTCCTGATGCAGCCATATATATTCCATTAGCTCCATATGATAAGTTAGTAAATACTGAAAGAATATCAAATTGTCCTTCAGTAATATTAACTAAAACCTTATCAGTTGTTATAGGAATCTGAGCTGGAATAGAGTAAGTTTTAGTAAAGTTATTCTCAGATAGCTTTACTATTAAATATCGGAATTTCTTATCGACTGGCTTAATACATCGCATAATTAATGCTGTATTATTAATCGAGAGAAAACCCACATACTCACGTTGAATTCGCTCATAATCAGATTCCGTCGCTCCCAGAACCTGCATAATCTGGCGTCTGAAGAACGTAAAATCAAATATAATCTTAAGTTCTAATAAATACCATACTGGT